TTTTAATGCAGCGATCACACTTCCGCTCTGCTGTATAAACGATAACAGCTCCACCGTTTTCCATGCTGCAAAAAAGGCACCAACCGTCACCGTAAATCCACTGACTACACCCTTATTCTTCGATAGCCATGTTGAAAAAGTACCTAAGGCATTATTAATTCCATCCCAAGCTTTTAGGAATACTGCTGCCGTAAAGCTTGCTAATTTCTGTAGGAAATTTGTCCACAACCAATTTGCTAATGGCTTTAGCCCCTCAATTACAGTATTTAATACACCAATCACTGTAGATAACGTCTTTAAGAACCTTGGAACAACCTCATTTGCCGTCCAAGTACCAAGCGGTACCAATACCTTTTCCCAAAACCACAGTAAGCCTTTACCGACATTAATTGCAAACGGTGCCAAAGCCTCCCAAAGGCCTGCCAAAGCCTTATTAATCTTTGCGTAATCAATCTTGCTTAAACCATTTGCAAGGGCATTAATAAATCTTGGTAATCCCTCACCTAACACCCATTTGCCAACCGGTTTCAAAAACTTGTTATAGAAATCTAGGAGAGCCTGAATCGTAAAATCTTTCAAAGGTTTCAGCGCATTCCATAGATTTTTAATAGCTTGTATTGTAGGCTGCAACGCTGTTTTGATCTTATCAATGATATCTTTGAATTTCTCCAGTACTTTGTTCGTACCTTCGGCGGTATCATCGGCTACCGGCAATCCGGAAGTTGCCTTTGTTCCACTTCCCCCAGACGATCCTGTGGCTGCCTTTGATGATGTATCCTTGTTGTTTGATTTAGATGAAGAATTGTTACTCAGCTCATCCCAGCTTGCTAATCCAAACATTTCCTTGGCGGCTTTCTTTGCCGCTTTCCCTGCCGCTTTGGTGTTTTTGGTCAACGCAGATGCAGACTTAGCAGCTCCCGACATGTTATCATCCGCTTTTGCCGCCATAGCTGCAGTGTCTGCCACTCCGTTATCACTGCTCTTTTTACCGGTAAGCAGCCCTGTAAATCTTGCAAAAGCTTCTGACAGACCAACCAGCTTTTTTAGCAATGTATTAACTTGAACTATAATCGGCTGAAACAGGTTGATAAGACCTTGTCCTATTGATGCTTTTAATGAATCAAATTGCAATGCTAAAATTCGTGTCTGGTTCGCCCATGAATCGGATGTTCGTGCAAAATCCCCCGCTGCGTTACTCAACTGATTCTGAACAAACGAATAACGTAATGCGACCTTTTCTGCTTCTGACATCTGTGCTGTAGTCTTGCCAAATCCATTGGCCATGGCATATGAATCAAGTGCCGTTTGCGTCATTACAACGCCAAGATCTTTTAATGATTCCGTTTCGCCGGTAAACACAGACTTGAGCTTTGTATAAGCCTCATCCTGCGAAATGTTATAAAAAGATGCCACGTCACCAGCAAGCCCTGTGAGTTGCGTAGACATATCTGCAGCCTGATCTTGACTAAATCCAAACGCAGTAGCCATAGATCCAAACGTACCTGCATACTTTTTTGCCATAGTCTCGGATAGACCAAAGCTTTGTGCAGCCGATTTTGCAAAACTATTAATCTTTTTTGATACAGTCGGACCAAACGCTACATCAACAACGTTTTGCACCTCAGCTAAGTCACTGCCAAGGTCAAGACATTCTTTACTAAATCCGACCAATTTATCTATAGCAAAAGCAGCCGCTAATGTCTTCCCCACTGTCTTCGCCATTCCTGTAATGCTATTTACAGCTTTATTGAACCCATTGTCATTCAAAGTAAGGTCAAGTTCGATTTCACCGACACTTTTTCCCAATGTTTTCACCTCTTTTCTTACGTTGCCTTAGCCGCCTTGATGAATCCTGTTTTGAACATATCAAGCATCTGTTCCATATCTTGCTTCGTTTTCTGACCAGCAAGCTTCTTTCTCCATGCACTCCATATCCTCTTTTGATCCGGAGTAAACTCTTTGATCCGATCTTTGTCAGATTCGGCACGGATACTTACAATCCGCCCTAGAGGTGTGTCCGGGCCAATTCCTGCGATCAATGCTGACAATTCAGCCCATTTCATTCGCTTAAATTCTGTGGAATACACTCGTATTCCATATTGTTGCAGCAGGCTGGATACTATCAGCTCCCAATCGTCAAACAAATCATAGTAGCGTTCTCCATTAGCTGGGAGACTCCTCATCATCATCTGCCCCACGTACAAGATCCATTGCCGCTTTAATAATTGTCGTTAGATCCTGAAAATTCAATTTCAATGCATTAATACGGTTTCGATCTTCCTCCGAAAAAAGAATCTCATATACTTCTACCACTGTTTTTGCAGTTGGCTGATCATCGAAATATGCCATCATTTTTAACATAGCTTCTGCAGAATCATTTACCGTGTACAGTTCTCCCCTAATTACAAGCTTTGGACTCTCCTCAAAGTTCAACTTATCTGTTATATCCACTACTTTACTCATGTATAACCTCCATTCCGGTTACAGCAAAACAGCCCCATCATGGGGCTGTCTGCTTAACACCTATTTACTCTTTGTGCTTGTTTCTGACGTGCTAACGTCTACCTCCTTGTTGGTCTGCGACACCGTTTGTGCCGCATCAGCTGGGTAACGTCACTTTTGGTTTTCCGTTCGACACAACGTCAAACTCCAACGGAGCAACGTTGGTGGAATCACCGCCATTGATGTTCGTCACGTTAACTACCGCTTTATCCCATGACACCACTGTTCCATCCGGGAATGTCCAGTCAAAATATGCGTATGCATCCTGACCGTTCGCAAGCCACTTACCGGCCACAAAGTCATTTCCTGGATCGCCGATGCTTCTCTTGGCTGATACCGAAATCGTGATTGCCTTGCCTGTCTGCAATGCGCTCTGCCATCCTTCCTGTGTGAATGAGTTCCACGTTTCCACGCCGTTATCAATCGACACGGAAAACGATTCGCACTCTGCAATGTCGTTCTTCGACTCAGCAGCATCTCCAATGTGAAACTGGTTTTTGTAACAAGGGAATACTCCTTCTGCTTTTGCCATTATTCTTCCTCCTTTTCTGTGTAAAACTCTGTTTCGATAACCATTTCATATATGCCGTTGTCGTCCGTCCCCACGTCCTGCGGTTCCGGTACCAACATGCGACAAAATTTAATGGTCTGATTATTTACTGTTTCATTTTCCAAGTCTCTAAGGACCTGATACAGCTTATGTGCCATTCGTTCGGTTTCGACGGCATACCTGCTGCCGTGGATCAATATGGATACCAGCAGAATATCATAGGTTGCGTTGCTGCGCCCTCCCAGTGGTATATGACTGCTGCCACTGCGCCGCAGATGATAGCATCCTATACTATTGTCCTTTTTGGCATCCAACTTACCCATATAGCACTGCTCTGCCATATCAAGACCGGCTATGTAATCCCTGATGTCTGACAGCATCATCACAATCCAGCCTCCTTCCGGTAGAACTTCTTGAAAGTATTTCTCGCATGGCTCTGATACATTCCGCCTTTCATCCATGGCTCAAACCATTTCCCTCTGGCATTCGGGTTTTCCTCGGTACTAAAATTGTACTCCGGGTGGTAGTACAGCCGTCTTGCATATGGAGTAGATGATACTATTGCACAACTGCCTTGGGCAGACTTGCTATAGTCAACAAATGTGCTCTCATTTTGCAAGGCACCGGTATCTCTCGGCATCACCTGCGTCTGCACAATCTCCGTGTGCAATGCCTCTGCTGTCTTTTCCAAAGCTGTAATCTTTGCTCTTGTCAATTGTCTCAATTTTCCTTGGTCAATTCTTACTCTTGACTTTGATCCCATCAAATCACATCCAATTCACTATAGTTGACCGTGCCGTCCGGATTTCGGTTTTTCCGTCCCTGAAAGATCCGCCGTGTAACTCCACCAACTTCTATCGTGCCGCCACTTAATGTCTCAAATGACGGTGCAATATCGCCGGGAAAAAGAGCCACTCCCGACAACTGTACAAGTTTCTTCTCTGCGGTCAGGACTGTCTTCGCACTGTCCTGATAGTTGCAGGTAAGATCCAGTTCCAGCGCCGGTAATGGCTCTCCATACACGCCAATACCTTCCGGCTCCAAATGTACCTTTACTGCGGTTTTGCAGTCTCGCTTGCGCACTAAACACGGATATCTCATTGTTAGCCTCCTTATATCATCCTGCAGCACAGACCTG